CTTCGTTGGAATCGGGGACTTTAGCAACTCATTTAGCTAAAGATCAGCAATCCACTAAATCGAAGTCATCTCATAACCGCCAGACACGCACACTTGTCCAGCCCATGGTAGAAGAGTCTCCACAATATATCACTAAGTACAAGAACATAATTGATACATTGTTAACAATAATTGAAATTTTCGGATATTTTGGTTGTGATTACCAAGAACTAAGAGAAGAGGATGTTTTACACTGGATTCAGATGTCAGAAGACTGTGGAAGCTGGATAAAAGTCGCTAAATATAAATTAGCAGCTTATTTCAGTTTCCATAACAATCAACCGATACCAGAATGCCCGTTTAGAACAACCGATAAACCTAATATCTTGATGGGGGGTCATTACTATAGGTTCCAACATCGAATACTAACAAGCAAGGATATAACTAAGAGATACCAGTTCTTAACTTCTATACTTCAATCCAAAAGAGGAATGCCCAGACCAGGAAAGGAAGACCTTTCCAAGGCGGAGAAATCCACTTTTGAAGAATTAACAAAGGAAAAGAAACTGATGCATCCAAGTATACTTGTTCGTTGGTCAGAAGCGGAAGATTACCCAAGAAATGTAGAAATTAATCTAGATGAATTAAGTGCAAAAGCACAGCTAAGGAGGACGGTTAAAGAGATCTTCAACTCAGCAAAAAAATCAGCATTTACTGATCTTGAGCGAATGAAGCCCTTTTTTCCCTCTACCTCTGCTAACTACATTAAAAGCCGTAAGGCTGCTGGGGCTATAGGTGCAATCTTTGATGATAAAGAATTATTAGAAGATCTACGCACACCCGGTGGCACAATTTCAATTAAAGAAAAAATAATTCTGAAAGAGGAGCATATTGAAACGGAAGATGTTATGGAAAACTATGAAGTAGACTTAAGTGAATTCAAGGAAAATTTTAAAATACTATATAAGAGACTATTAGTAAATGCTGCAGCAGAAGACGAGGGTGTTATTCTCGTAGCTTTAGCCGAAGCTCTAAAAGTCAGAGTAATCTCTAAGGGACCACCCTTTATTTATATGGTACTAAGAAACATTTGGAAATTTATACACACAGTACTCAGGCAGCATAAGGCATTCCAATTAATTGGGCACCCGGAGAATGAAGAAACCATTCTAGAAGTTCTAGGAAAAGAACTAAAAGAAGAGGAATTCTTTCTCTCAGGCGACTATGCTAATGCCACAAACGAAATTGAATCATTTGCATCTGAAACTGTCTGTGATGAACTATCCAATGTTCTAACTTTGAATGAATTAGAACGAAAGCTATTTACAGTTTCTCTAACAAAACATAAAATTGAAGATCCCAACACTGGAGAACTAAAAGAACAACGTGCTGGTCAACTGATGGGTTCAATCACTTCATTCCCAATACTTTGCATTATCAACGCCGCCGCTACACGATGGGCCATAGAACTTTCTGAAAAGAGGTCCTATAGCTTAGATCAATGTAGAATGCTCATCAACGGAGATGACATTGCTGCAAAAGGAAATTCATCACTCAAAACATACTGGAATCGAATTAGCGCCTATTTTGGCCTGAAAGAATCAGTAGGAAAAACCTTCTTTTCAAAAGAATTTGTTAACATAAATTCTCAGAATTTTAGGTATAATCCAACAGAGCCTCACAAGATAATAATAGCCGATAAGAGAAAACCAGGTGAATTGAGGGTTGTAGATTGTCCTTACGAACAAGTAAAGTACATTAATATGGGTCTTATCCGAGGACTGAAAAGGTCTGAAGGTAAGACTGGTCTCGATGACCAGGATGATCCACATAATAATCTAGCATCACGAGCACGTACACTACAACGATTAACTCCACCCGAATTGTTTGACAAAGTCTATGAAAAGTTTATAAATAATCATAGAGATTTTCTAGAGAAAACCCGCGTACCTTGGTTTATTCCTGAGTGGCTAGGTGGTATAGGATTACCAATAACAGAAAGATTTAAACCTTCTGAATTAGATCTCCGTCTAGCACATTTAACTATATTAAATTGGAAAAAAGAACATCCAATTCAATTAGCTCATCAAGAATCACCCTGGTACATCCGTCAGGAGGCAGAAAAAGGACTACCACCTCCTCATTACACTAGCAAACGCGGTGTCGAATCCGAAAATTACGAACACCTTGCTGGAATGAAATGTATAGATCTACTTTTTGATAGTACAGTAGCTCTATCCTCTATCTTTAAAGAGATGGAGGGACGGACACGCGCTTCAAAGGCATTTAAACAAAACTCAAAGTTTTATTCTACAAAGGGTAAAACACTATTACCAACGCCTCTTGAAATTGCCGATCTTCAATTTCTTCCAAAGTACCCTGCATTAATATTACATAATACATTCGATCGGTACTTTGCTCCAAGTTCAGAATTACTTGGGACATTGGATTGATAATCATAACTAGTATAGAGCATAAAGCTACAAAATACAAAGCTACGCTAGGCCAATGTCGGTTCGACTCTT